CCACATAGACTAGATCAAGGTTAAGACTACGAATTTTCCTCATATCGTCTAAAGCCCTGAATATGATGGTTGTACCATTAGGGAAAGTCATAACACCCTCGGTCTTATTCTCCTGATAAGGCAAATCATACTTATCCAACAATTGCCTAATCTCCAACCAAGCAGTCTGCTTAAGGCTCGGTAAAGTCAACCTAAAAACACCAATCTTCGCATTCTTATGAGTGAAAGCATACAATAAAACCTTATGACAAGCAAACAGGGTTTTTCCAGATCCAGCACTACCCTCAACAACCAAATACCTATGCTTATCATACAAATACTCGGCTTGTTTCTCACTCAACTTCCACTCAACTGTTGGCATACTATTCCTCTTCTAGGTTCTTCCTATCCTCTTCACTCATCTTATGCTCGGATTTAGTACTAGTAATCTCAATCTTAAACTCCTTATCAGAAGCGACATCAACTCTGTCTTTCCTACCCCATCTTTCAGGGTTCTTCCTCTCTAATAACCAAGCAAGGGCAGTCCAATTCCTCTTATCGAAACCGATATCATAGATTCCCTCTGCTATAACAGTTTCAGCCTTTCTCTCGGCTTCTCGCAACTCTGCAAAAAAACTAACATAAGGCTCTTTACCCTCTCTAGCCTTGGTTCTCCAATAAGTCAAAGTAGATGGATTAATACCACAAGCCTCACAACTAGTACTAATATAATTGCCCTTTTCAATCATAGACAAAAGCTTCTGCTTAAGGATAGGCTCTTTAATGAATAATGGGGGCTTCTTCCCCTGAACCATATTCCTCTCTTCAATCTTATTATCATCATCAGTCATAAAAATCACAATATCCTCAATAATCCCTCAACAATCAACAAGGCAACACCCACAATGACACCAGTATAAATAGTACTCCTGATGCCCAGTTCGGTGGATTCTTTCTCATTCATCAACTCGACCCTTAACTTCTCCTCGTGCAACAAGGTAGTTAACTCGTTAATCGCCTTGGTATTATTGACTCGCTCCTCATTCAAGGTACTGTTCAGATTATTCAAAGCATCAGTATTCTCACCTAAAGCATCCTTGATTTCCCTTATCTCATTGAAGAGTGTCTTGTTCTCTGATTCCAGTTTGGTTACACGATTATTCAAGTCAAGATGGTCATAAAAAGTCGGACTACTCTTCTCCATCCAACTCCTCTGAATCATCAATATTATCAATTATGTCCTTGTATTCAGGATGGTAAACATCCAGTAATGCGATAATAATCAATACTACTGCACTCACTATCGCAGTTGCCAAGTTAGGATCAAGACTAATGCCAAGCAAGGTTGCAATAGCGACTAGTATCAGTCCTAAATCGCTGATTAATGTTGTTAATCTTCCTTTATCCATTCTGCACTCTCCAAAAAATTATATTCTCCCTCGCCCCCCATCAAAATAATAGGGTGTATGTGTGGTGGGGGGATATATTGGGAGATGATAAAATGATTATGATGGGGGGGTCATCGGTGAAAAAATAATAACCCTAAAAAATTTATAGTAATCAATCATCGCACAAGACAGTAAGTTGGTACATTCAGGATAACCACACTATTGTTAGGTATCTAACGAACAAAAAAAATCTGCAAAAACAAAAAATCAGAGATAATCAAAACATCTGACAAAAAACATAAGAAACATAAAAAAAATTTATGATACTTATGAAAGTTATGTTTTCAAAAACTAGAATCTTCAATACCCCCCCCAAATACTAAAAATTTTTCCGAAAAAAAAATTAAGTTTCTGCCGAAAAATAGCGATAGTCAAACCTTGCATATCGGTTTTCATACTCCAAACAAGAAAATAAGCACCATACCATCATTTTCAATCCATCGATATGCTCAACATTACACCAAATTTACTCAACATTTACCGAAAATCTGCAACAAAAAGGGTAAAAAATGCAACAAAAGGGGTAATTTACTCAACACGAAAAATGGTGTAGATTTAATCTACACTTGTATGGTACTCTATATGCCCCAAAACATACCAATGCTCCCTTAAAGTACAATTTCAAGTGTAAAGTGTACGAAAAGAAAAGTATTGCACATCGAAAAAGACAACCACAAATAATAAAAAAATAGCTTATATTGAAAAAACAGTAATATTCAATACCCCAAAACCCCCAGTTTTTATATAATACTAACAAATATCATATAAAAACTACCCCCCACATAATAAGCACAAGACAACAACTTGGTACATTCAGGAAACCTATAATATATAAAGTTTTCTGAAAAAACCAAAAAAAAGAAAAAAAACAAAGAAACACCCTCCAAACACCATTCCACAAAACCGAAAAACCAGAAAAAATCCATGCGACAAGTGTCTTCTTTAGCCCCCCTTGTTTCGGTACTTATTTTAGTGTTTCTGCTGGTGGTGGTGCTGGTGTTGTTGCTGGTGCTGGTGGTGGTGTTGTTGTGTCTTTTACCTGTCTTGTGGTTTTCTTGTGGTTCTAGTAGTATACTATATGCTTAATATATAGTAATATAATATATAGCTTTATTACCTGCTAGTCCTCCAGCAGTTGCTCCATGCAGTCCAGCAGATCTGCTAGACTATTAAAGCCAACAATAAAGAATAAAATAAATAATGAAAACATAAAAGAAAACTTAAACAATTTTTTATAATTTTAAATCCGTTTCTGTTTGGTCTTTTGGTGGTTGCTGGGTGTGGTCGCTGGTGGTTTGTGGTGGGTGGTGGTGTTGTGTGTGGTGGTTTCCTGCTGGTTTCCTGCTGGTGCATGGTTTCCAGTTGATCCAACTTTTTTATATGGTGCTGGTGGTGGTGCTGGTGCATGGTGGTTTTATATTGCTGTTGCTATTGCTCCAATAACTGCCATTAATACACAATATATTATTATTGGTATAATTATTATATCTATTTCATCCACTTGTTAACCTCCTGTTTATATCCATGTTTTTATATCTCTATATTTTACTATTTGTGTTTTATAGTTTCCTATTGCTAATCTGGAGTATTTGTAATTATTTTTTCGTGCTGGTGCTGTTATTAATAGATTGTAGTATTTTATATGATAGTTCTGTTTTTTGGTTTTTGTGTTGTGTTTGTAGTTTACAGATCTTAATATATGATTTATTGTGTTTGTGGTTCGTTCGTTGTTTCTGAGTCCTCTACTGTGTATTATGTGTTTTAATGTTTTTATATACATTGTTTTTAAGCCTCCGTTTTTGTGTGTGTGGTTCCAGCTGGTGCATGGGTTCCATGGGTTCCAGCTGGTGCATGGTTATTTTATTGGTTTTGTTTTATAAAGTCTTCCAGCTGGTCCTCCTTATATGTTGGGAGTTGGTCGCCTGTTTTATTACTGCATAAATAAGGGACCATATAACAAAGTACAGAATCTATATTGTCTATTGTTTCCATGTTTAAATCTTCCATGATATTTTCATCATTGAGATTTAAGAACATGTCTATTAAAGCTCCTATATAAGCTTCATCCGTTTCTATTGGTTCTGTTTTCCAGTACTCTATATTATTTGATAAAAAGCTAATAAATCCATCATAAGAACTGAATCTTTTAAATATATATTGTTCTGCTCCTGCTAGATCTAGTATATATTTTTTCAGTTCCTGCATGGTTTGTTTATTGGTTTTTATTATGTAGTCTATTTTATCGGTTGTGTAATTGTAGTATTTAGGAGAATATACTCCAGTATATTCTATTTCTAGTTTATAATATTCTTCTTGCTTCATTTCTTCAGGTATATAATAATTTATTAAATACTCCATGTTTTCAATAAATTCAGCTCCTACAGTATTAAAATATCTGTTTCGTTCGTGGTCGCTCCATTCATAGTTTACATAAAACTTGTTTTCTAGTTCCTGATTTAATCTTGTTTCTAGTTCTGTTAACTCCTCCAGTTCGTAAATATATATTTCTTCATCGTTTAAAAAGATACTATTATAAAATCCATAAAATAAGCTTGTGGTTGCTTCTAACTCCATTGTTAATCCTCCTTATTTTTCATGTTTAGTTTATGGGTTCCAGCTGGTCCATTGGGTTCCATGGGTTCCAGCTGGTCCATGGTTTTTAATATAATTGTAAAAATATGCCTTTATCTTCAAGACAAACTATTAACATTCTGCAGTATTGATCTGCATACTCCTCCATTATTTCATATGGTTCTATATTTCCTATTTCTTCTTCTAGTTCTTCTTTTATTTCTTCTAATGTTAAAACTTCTAGTACTCCTCCATTTAATAAGCTTCTTATATCAAAGCTGTTTAAGATATCTTCATAGTCTTCTGGTCTGCATTGTATGTACTCATTTATAAGATCCTCCATGTAGTCCATGAATATTTCAAATTCT